TGAAGCGCGCAATTCTGCAATGCGAAAACCATCTTGAAAGCTACGGCAAGGAACTTGCAGACACGAAGCGCGAAGCCGAAGCGTCCAAAACTTCGCTTTACCAGTTCGGCCAGACCATCGAGGACAACGCCGACAAGTTGGAAAAGGCCGGCAAGGGCGTTGAGCGCGGCGGGCTTGCCATTTCCGGCGGCATCACGGCGGCGGCAACTGGTCTGACCGCGCTTGCCGAGAGCCAAGAGGAAGCCATACAGCAAAACGCGCAGCTTGAAACCGCTTTCACCCAAGCCGGCGGAACGGTAGAACAGGCATCAAGCGTTTACGCGTCCTTCTACCGCATCTTGGGCGAGGGCGACACCGCCACAGAAGCCAGCCAGAACCTAATCAGGCTTACGCAGAACGAAGAGGAATTGCAGAAGTGGACGGACATTGCAGCCGGTGCCTATGCGACCTTCGGCGATGCCCTACCATTGGAGAATCTAGCGGAAACGGCGCAGGAAACGGCGCACACCGGCGCTGTAACGGGAAGCTTTGCCGATGCGCTCAACTGGTCAACGGCCAGCGCCGAGCAATGGAGCCAAGCGCTTAGCGGAAACGCCGGCGCACAGGCGGCGTTCAACAAGGCCATTGGCGAGGGCATGACCAAAGAAGATGCCTTCAACGAAGCTTTGGCGGCTTGCAAGACAGAGCAGGAACGCGCAACGCTTGTGACCGAAGCGCTTAGCGGCGTTTACGGCGATGCCGGCAAGCAGTTTCAGGAAACCAACAAAGACCTTCTGGCGAGCCGCGACGCGCAAAACGAACTTGAAACGTCCATGCGCGAAATGGGCGAAGCGGCGTTGCCGGTTAAACAAATGGTCACGGAGATTGGCACCGAGATTCTAGGAAAGCTCACCCCGGCGCTGAAATCCGCTTCTGACTGGTTCAAATCTCTTTCGCCCGAACAGCAAGAGTTGGTAAAGAACCTTGCGCTAGGTGCGCTTGCTTTCGGCGGCGTTACCACGGCGGCGGGAAAGCTGATGCAATCAGCTTCGGACATTGGCGGCGTTATCAAGACTGTTGCCGGCGGCTTCGTTGACCTTGGCGGCAAGGCAGACGGGCTAAGCGGGAAATTCGGCGGGCTTGGTGGGGGCTGGAAGAGCCTAACCGGGCTTATCACGGCTAACCCAATAGGGCTTGGCGTGGCTGCTGTCAGCGCGGCGGTTGCCGGTCTAACATGGTTCTTCACGCAGACCGAGACGGGCAAGCAAATGTGGTCTGACTTCACCGGCTGGATTTCGGAGAAATGGCAGGGCGTTTGCGACTTTTTCAGCGGTGCCGGCGACTTCTTCAGCGACACTTGGAACAACGTTACAACCGGCGTTGAGAACTTCAAGAACGACGTTTCGAGCAAGTGGGAAGGTTTCAAATCCGATGCAAGCAACGCTTGGGAGAACGTGAAAAGCACCATTTCAGAAAAGGCAAAGGGTGCCGCCGATTGGGTAAGCGAGAAATGGAACAACCTTAAAACGAACACCCAAACAGCCTTTGGCGCGGTGAAATCCACCGTACAAAACGACCTGAACACGGCGAAGGAAGCGGGAAGCCACGCGGGAAGCGCGTTGCAAGCCGCGCTTTCGGGCGATTGGTCAACGGCCAGAAGCGAAGCGGCAAGCGCGTTCGGAACCATCCGCGACAATATCAGCCAGAAGATGGACGCGGCGCAGTCTAACGCCGTGCGCGTGGCCGATGCCATAGGCAACAAGCTTGGCTTTCCCGGCCTTGGCGCTAAGGTCAACGGCGTTTTCAACGGCGTGCGCGACTTCATGAAGAACCCAATTGAAAACGCTTGGAACTGGATTAAGGACATTCCAAACAAGATCATGAACGCCTTTGGCGGCATCAAGATTTCGCTACCAAAAATCAAGATGCCGCACTTCAACGTGCAATGGAACGACATTGGCGGCGTTGTGAAGCTGCCGAGCATCAGCGTTGATTGGTACGCACGCGGCGGATACTTCG